GCAGTAGCATCACCACCACCACCAGCCTCATCAGCAGCCTGAGCAGCAGCAGCAGCACCACCACCACCAGCAGCAGCACCACCACCACCAGCAGCAGCAGCAGCGTACATCCCGTAGGCGTTGATGAATATATGTGAATTGTGGTATGTTAAAACATAAAATTTGAAGTAAAAACCTGTAATGCTATTATATTAATATATAATTTAATATATTATTATATATTAATATCATGGGCCCCTCGACTGACGTCAATAATGAAATATTGAATGAAATATTGACAGAAATAATTGCTGGTGGCAATATTGATATGTGGATTGATGAAAAAGTTAGAGTGTGGGCGAAAGATACCAATAAAAATAGGAAATTAGAAGCAGAGGAAAATAGTAACTTTCGGAAAGCTATAAACACCCAGATCGCCACCAACACCGGGTGTCAAGGGTTGAATATGTATATTAATAATATCAATAAAATTAAACGTCAACGAAAAATATTAGAAGAGTATAAGAAGTATATATCATCTGATATCAAAGGATACGGCACAGGAGACGCAGAAAACAGTAAAAATTTACATCAAATGAAGGCGCTTTACACTAGCCAATATACTATTTTAGTTAAATTCTGGATTAAACGATTTAGAATAATATACTATTTAATTTTGGTATGCTATATTGGAATATTGGTTAAAAACCGAAAATATAAATCAAAGCCTCATATAGCAATTGCTGTAATATTATGCGCATATCCATTAATGATAAATCATATTATGATTGCATTATTAAAAGGTATGGAATATATATTCAGTTATACTCCGGCAAATGCATATAGAAATTTATTTAGTCAGAATATAAATAAATTAGAAAAAGATGACATTTATCTACATTATACACAGGTACCGATCTAATTGTCAACTAAATCATCATCTTCTTCTTCGTCGTCTTCAATCTTTAGATTTTTCCACCCTTTTCGAGCATCATATATACCATATTTCTTTTCAAATGCTGCATACAATTCATCCAATTTATTTGGAGCTTTGCCAGTAACAAGTGTAAACCACGATTTGAATAGCATACCAAGGGCTCTTTTTTTAATAGAAGCTCTTGTATCGTCAGTATGTCGTATTTTTTCCGAAATAAATCGCGAAATATAATCTTGTTCATTGCGATATTGATTACTTGCTTCAACAACTTCGCCACAATCTTCAATAATGCCTTTGTTCTTCATCACTCTTTCAATTAACATATTCATCAAAACCGGTACCCATAGTTTGAATTTTTCGGATTTGAGATTTTTATTTTTGAGAAACAAATATGGATTATCTGCTTCATAATCTGGTTCGTCTACAAATTTTGATTTGAATGGACAAACGCGAATTCTTCGCCACGTTCCATCGTCATTGCTCTTAATATCCATAAGATTATTCGTACACACAACAAGTTTAAATTGGGGGGTGAATGTAACAGTATCTTTAAATAGTGCTCTTCCTTGGAGAGGGTCACCTCCTGTAATTTCTTTCATAATGCCTTCATTTAACGAGTCCCCTTTTTGTGGTTCTTGAATTACTGCATAACGTCTTCCTATTAGTTGATAAATTTCAGGGGATGCTTTACCGATTTCATTACGTTTCTGTGTAATAAGTGTTGTTGGTACAACGCCTTTGTAATCACCAAGTAATTCCGACATGAGGTCAACTAGCAACGATTTTCCATTACTTCCACCACCAGTATAAATATTGAATGTTTGATTATGATTAATACCAACTAATACAGATGACAGATGTTCCCATATATACTCACACAACTGTGGGTCTGGGAATAGCTGATTCATAAATTCAAGTATTTCTGATTTAATAACATCAAAATTATGTATTGCGCCAGTTTTGTGATATGGTGTGTTTGTCGAAAGGGTAATATAATCATCAGGTCGACCTTCCCTAAATTGACCACATGTAAAATCATATACACCATTTGTAAATGCCATCAAATAAACATTTTTATTCATACCTGTTAAGAAATTAGAATCATAGAATAGGATTTTAGCTTGGGACATGATGTTTTTTTGTGGTGTCGTATTGCGCAAATCCTTAGTGATTTTTATGATGGTGGTAACGTGTTCTTTGACCTTTGAGATTTCATCATCGATGCGTTTTAATTCGACGGGGTCTGTAGTATTGCGTTTAGTTTCATTAAGTGGTGTCATTTTCTTATGCTGGAGTTCAGAAAGTTTCTTAGTGTATAGTTTGAAAATTTCATTAGGTAATTTTTTTTGAAGACTAATCGCATCATCAGATTCTTTCCAAATATTATCAATGAATTGATACCAAATTCTTGCCTTTGATGAAACGCATACGAAATCAAATTTATATCTACAGTATAGAACAAGTGCAACACTATAATCTGTGTATTCTTTAATACTTTCATCAATATATCGACTAAGTGTATCATTGCAAACTTTATCAAACTCTTCCTTGTTTGACATTCGTGCCCAATAAATGATAGACAAATCTGTTACTGAATTATTACTATTTTGATTATATGTTTGCCAATCAGAAATGCGCGTACCAATATCACAGAAATCGAAATTTAAACTTCGTGCACAAAATAACAACCATGGTAGTAACATTTTTTCACCCATAGATTTAAGTGCAAACCCGACCTTTATCCATTTATTATAACTACCCTGACCGTAATATTCTTCTGGCAGAATCATAATAAGGTCATATATCTCTTTGAATTTATAATCACAATCACCATTCAATGATTTGGTCCATAACTCACATTGTTGATCGAGTTTTGCACGAGTGTCGATTTGTCCATAGTCGGTTACGACAATTTGTTCAAGACTTACTGGTGTGAGTTGTGTAGTTGCAAGTTGTCTAGGGACTCGTTTTTTAAATTTATTAGATACTTCAATTACAGCATTGTCTTTAATTTCAAATGCAGGATTACCTGTGAACCTGGCAGAAATTTTGATAAAATGCGGCATTGATTTAAAATCTTCCATATCGTTCAATTGTATTGGTTCTTTAAAATCGCTAGTTTCTTCGCAGTAAGGATAATCGATGTGATGTGTCATCCGATATGCTTGATTGGAAGGTTTTCTAGAGCCATACATTTGCCATCCAACACTTCCTTGTGTGATTCCTTCATCAATTACATCGCTCCATGTATTTGTAATTGGTATTTCATCCATTATATCAGGTAATTTTTCAATAACTTTTAGTCGCAAAAGTCGTTGATATTCATGAGACATCTTCACGCCAATAATAATATGTATCCCATCTTTTGTGATGTTTTTTTCTGTTACAATGTTTACATTTTGTTTTTGAAAAACATATACTGATATATTACCATCTTTTAATTGTACGATGTCAGTTAATGACTCAAGATATACAAAAATAATATTTTGAATATCATCGTCGGTGTGTTGGCGACTAGTGACGGAGCTATCATAACGAAAATCCAAATCTATTAATATAGGCCCTGCCTCTCCACTTGCATCACTGAGTTGTCTTTCAGTCAAGTATTCTTTTTGTCTATTTTCGAATACTCGTTTGCAATATAAGTCACAAAATTCATTATATTCCTCATCTCCAATATGAAGAGATGCACCATATACACCTGCCTCTTCATTGCCTATTATGGTATTGGTAATTTCAACAGTTGATTTCTGACCCGCCTGCTTTTTGTGGTCTTTGATGAACTTTTGATAACCATTTGTTGGCATATTATATATATATAGGAGCATATATTTAATTCATTTCAATTTAAAATATATAGAAGTATGCCAATTAATAATATAATGTCTGAGCCCAATTCGGTGGATACACCCACACCTTCAACCGAAATTTTTTTATCAAACACCACCATTAAACGACTATTAACCGATGTCAAAAAAATATATACAAACCCCCTTACTGGTCATAATATACACTATAAGCATGACGAAAGTGATATTTTAAAAGGATATGCTGTTATAATGGGTCCAGAGAGTACTGTATATTATGGTGGAGCATATTTATTTGAGTTTAATTTTCCAGACAACTATCCATTTTCGCCGCCAATCATAAAATTTCACACGAAAGATGGAGTGACTCGATTTAATCCGAATTTATACAAAAATGGAAAAGTGTGTGTATCTATATTAAATACATGGCACGGGGAAGAATGGTCATCATGTCAGTCAATTTCTTCAATTTTACTAACATTAGTAACGTTGTTAAATAATTCCCCGCTATTAAATGAACCAGGTATTGCCGAAACTCATCCAGATTTTAATAACTACAATATAAGCATTCAGTATAAAAATATTGATATAGCAATTATCAACTTTTTGGATATAAATAACTGGCCTTTGAATTTTAAGCATTTTCATCACATATATTTAGAGTATTTTCATAAAATAAAAGATAATATACACAAATTAATTATCGAGCAGCAAAAACTACATGAACATGTATATTGTATATCGGTTGGGCTATATCATATGAATACTGAAATCAATTATGAAACATTATACCGGAACTTCAAACATGCATTAGAACAGTTATAAATAATTGATATTAAAATAATAAACTTTATAATAAGTATAATGAACTTTTGTTCAGAATGTGATAATATGTATTATATTCGTTTGTCCTCCAACGATAATAATACATTGGTGCACTATTGTAGAAATTGTGGCAATGAAGATTCTGCAATATCTTCAAATGAGTTGAGTGTCTCGAAAATTGAACTTAAAAAAACAAAACAAACTAATGGAATTTACATCAATGAATTTACAAAACTCGACCCAACTGTTCCTAGAATTAAAGACATTGCATGCCCATCTGCATCGTGTCTATGTAATACGAATCCGGAAATTGAGACAGATATATTATATGTGAGATATGATGATGATAATATTCGCTATATATATATGTGCTGCCATTGTGACACGAAATGGAAGAGTGCGGAGACGTAATATACCATCATATTTTTATTATAGGTATTAATAAATTGAATTAAATCTATAAACTATATATAATATACGAATGAGTGCTTCTTCTGAAAATCCAACTAATATGGCAGGTGATGAATTAAACGACATTTCACA